CAGTTTTATCTGGTGATATTTCTTCAATAAAAAATCTTACAGGTACTTTATTTTCAGTATATAAATCATCTAAAAAGTTATATACTAACTTTACATCTCCATCGGTGTACCCTCTAGTAACTATGTCACTTAAAGGATCAACTACCATTTCGGTTACTCCGCCGTCATTATCTTTTTGAGATCCCTGTAAAAACTTTTGGTCTGAGTAGTTATCAAAACTATCTAGTAGAACATCATCTAATGAATATAAATGTAATTCTATTTTATTTTCAAAAGCTTTAAATGCACTGTTGATAGTAAAAGACTTAACTACTGCGGTATCTGTAGTACTAAATCTCTGTAATGAATCTGCCTCTATTAATCTTATATTGTACTTAGCTTGTGCCATCTAACTCTGTTAAATCTTCTATTTCTTCTATAGCAGCTTCTTGTTGCTCTAATATTCTCTGTCTTAATTCACTTATCTCGTCTAATAAAGGTTGAATAGCATCGTTATCAGCTTCAACTTTTATTAACTTAGAGCTTTCTTTAACTAAAAACTCATGAGATAATTCATCTCCTTCTACAGGTATTTCGTAATAAAATTTATCGTATAATCTAAAAAGCTCTTGTATAGAATCAGTTTCATCTTCAACTTGCTCTTCTATAAAAGTTTTAAATGATCTATCTATAGATTTATCAAAATCATCTTTACTTAAAACGCTCTTTTTTATTCTTATCTTACCCATGTCTTACTACCTTGAATACGTTACTATCATCAATAAATGTACTTCCGTCTATTTCAGTTTTAATTAATAATCTATAATGTCTTTCAGGTTGAAGACCGTCCATATATAAATCTAAGAAAGATCCTGATGAATCACAACTTATTAGGGTAGAACCTGTGTCGAACGGTATTACCATGTCGTCTACAAATTCATCTTTTAATCCGTAATGTGAACCAGAAGGTAGTGCATAGTTAGTTTTATATATTGAACCAGTAGTAAATGTCCTTACTGGGTTTTTAGGTCTAGCTAATAACCTAAATCTATATTTACCTGAATCTTGGTACTTACCTCTATTATTAGTTATTTCTACTACTGCTTCAGAAGAAGTTAAAACTGTTAAACTTCCTGTATTATATGACTGGTCATTCCAGCTAAATTTAAGAGCTGGGGGATAAATAGTATTAGTATTAGAACTATAATAACGAGCTATTACAGAAGCACTAGTAAAAAATTCAAGATTATCTTCTAATTTAAGTATATAGCCGTAGTTGTTAATAGTACCCGAATAATGTAATTCAACTGCATTAGTAATGTTTATATCTATATCTAAATCATCTCCAGTACTAAACTCTTGTTCAGATTCTAAATTAGTTCCTCCTGAACCAGTATACCAAGTTCCTCCTCCTGGGTATTGAGAATTAAATGAAGCTGTTATATTAGTGCCGTAAGGAGCTTGTATAGTCCATGATGCTGTTTCGTTAGGTTCTCTATATCTCCAAGATACTCCTGATTTATCTGCTGAACCTGTTGTTATATCGTCTGCGAATTTACCTACACCTCCTACCCATGCTTGAGCTATAGGATAAGCATAAACTGAGTGAGTATAAGGAAATTCATAAGCTGTTGCTAATTTAAGATCTAAACTAGCGCTCCAGGTATTATCTCCTATCTTATTATTTATTACATTAGTAATTTCTGAGCTTTTAAAATGAATTAATGTTCTAGATGTTTGTCCAACATCTTGTAGGTTATATCCAGCTAGTTCTAACATCTCATCGAAGCCAGCATTAGCTGTTATTACTTGAGTGTTTATAAAAGCATCGTAGTCAGGAAATATTCTATATACTGCCATTTTATGTTGTTGTTATTCGTCCTTGTATGTCTATGTTAGGATACTTTACTTCAAAAATACACGGGTCGTAAGATGGATAAACTATATTACTTCTAGTTGCTCCTTTTACGTCATATGCAAATGCAGAGTATGATCCTCCCTGTTTATTAGTTATTTCTAATTTCTGTACTGTTTGTACTCCTTTTACTTTATCTAATAAAACTCCTAATTCAGCTAAGTTAATAGGTTGGTTTATATTTCTTTTAGATATATTAAAGTAGTCTTGAAGTTCTAAATTACAGTTAAGTAAAACATCTCTACCAGAGTAGTTAGGTCTTACTAGTATTTCATAGTTAACTCCTATGTTCACTACAAAAGCATCTTTTATATTAACACTGTCTGTTAATACCATCCATTCACTTAAGTACTTTTGTATATTCTGTTTAAGTGTTGTAGTAGGAGCTTTTAAATTACCGTTGTTATCGTAAGCTAATAAGTATATAGATAATGCTAAAGGATTATTATCTATAATTGCATCAGTTAAATTAGTATTACTCCTTTTGTCTTGAGTAACATATACCTTAGCTATGCTTCCAAACTTAGCTGGTAATGATAAAGTTCTTACTGTATAATCTTGTAATGTTACAGCTCTACCTTGTTCGTTAAAAGCTCTTACAGAGTTTTGTCTAAGTTCATCTACTGTATCACCATCTCTACCTCCTGATGCAGGTATAAGGTTATTAAATGTAATATCACCAGCCACTCCTCTAGTCACCGTAATATTGGTTTTAGATGTAATGCTATTAGCAGGTACATTAGCGGATACTCCTCCACCTACCATATATCTTATTAAAAGTTCTTCTGTAGGAGCTACTCCATAAGCCTTACTGTATGTAAAGTTAGATGGATCATAAGCAAAGTCTAATCTATTTACTCCTTGATTAGTAGCGTTACCAACATTAGTAGGGTCTGGTAAAATTACTTCATCGTCGCTAGTATTAGTTCCTGCTCCAAACTGTACTTCTAGGTCTCCATTAGACTGGAATCTACTAACAAATCTTTTTGGTACTTTTCTTAGACTTAAAACATAAGGTACTTCGTCGCTATCTGAAGAGCTATTAGTTGAGTCTTCAAATATAGTATCTTGACCTAAAAAAGGAACTTCATAGTATATATCTCCACTACTACCTGTTATATCTAATATACCTATAATATCAGCATCGGATACTGTTATAGTTTTAAATTTTTCTGCTGAACCAGAAGGAACAGTTAGGGTTTTTATTTTACCAGAAAATGCTTTTACTTTTTTCTTGAGTGTATATGATTCAGGATTACTTGATCCATCCAAGGTATCTATAAGTACTTCAGTAGGATCATATGAACTACTAAACTTAAAATCTACCGGGGTTGTAGTTAGGAAGTCAGTTGTAGAGCTATCTGTTGAAGTTATAGTAGAAAAAGCAGATATTGCAGCTGTACTATTCCAATCTGGGTTATAGCTTGCTCCACTACTTGTTACTGTATTAGTAACGGTTAGTTCTACTTCTGATACTCCTGTTACTTTTGGCTTATAACCCATCATGTATGCCAGGTTAAATAAGTTTTTAGGGTCTTTTGCGTAGTTTAAAAATGTTTCTTGAAGCTGTGTATCTTGGTAAAATGATAGAACATCACCTACGTATGATGCCATTTCTATTAACATCATACCTGGGGAAGTTTCATCGAAATCATTATAACTATCAGGGAAATAGCTTTTTGCCATTTCTATCAATGAGTTTCTGAAATCGTTAAAATCTCTATTTACGTATTTTATTTCTCTTTCTTTTGCCATTATTCAAAGTTTATTATCAAATCGTCTTCTATATTTGAATCAGCTATAGCGTATCTCATAGTAAATGAAATACTATTACTGTCTGGTTCGCCTATTAATTCTACTTGTGTAGGTTTTACTCTAGGAAAAAATATCTTTATATCTTCTAGTATCTTTATCCTTAGTCCTTCAACTTGGTCTTCATCAATAGGTTCAAATAAGAGTGACTTTAATCCAGCGCCAAAATTAGGATTAAAAACTCTTTCGCCTGGGTTTGTCAAAAAGTAATTTATTAAGTTTGCTTTAATAGCGTCTTTAGTAGTAAAAGTAGAGTTAAAAACTGCTTGACCGGAAAACGGTAAGTTTATTCCAACTGCTTTTCTTGGTTGTCTATCTAAAGGATTTATTCTTTCAAACTTTACTGCCATTATCTACTTTGATCTTTTTCGTATGATTTATCTAATACAGCTTTTGCTTTTTTAACAAAATCTAATTTGCTTATATCTATACCGGGTTGTGGACCTGAATGTTCTGTTAATCCCATATCAGTAGCTACTTTACTTGTAAAGTTAGGTTTTGGAACACCAATGTTGTTCATAACATTATTGTAATCCTCGCCTGTCATAGCAGCTTGAGTTTGGCTTAACATTTCTCCTAATGGTACAGTACCAGTATTCATTTTACCTACAGACCAAGTCCTAGCAAGGTCTTTTTGTTTGACTTCTCTATAGTTAGTCCCTGCGGTGTTTTTATTAGTTTCAGGTATAGCACTTGCGTACTTTACTGCTTCATTAAGCATATCCTGTAACTCTTCCTTCACTGCAGCTCTTACTTCTTCTCTTATTAATTTTCGTAATAAATCTAGTTTCATAATTATAAATAGTTAGTTTATGGAAGTTGGTTGTTAATTCTGAATTTTAATTCATTTTTTAACACCTGAGGATCACTAGCAAAAGAAGGTTGCCCTCTTAAAACTACTATTCCTCTAAAATCTTTAGCTATAGCTTGACGTCTAGGCACATCTATTTTATTATCAGATACGTCTATTATGTCTATTTCATAAACTCTACCAGATTCACTTAAAAAATCTTCTCGATCAGAGGTATCATCTGCTTTGAGTTTATTGTTCAATATCTTATCTCTTTCTTCTTTTGTTAAATTAGAATCTAATGCACATCTTTCTAACAAGGTCTTTAGTCTATCTAATTTAGTTTTTATAGGATCGAATACAGAGCTTGTATCGTCTAGAAGTCCACCTATGTTTTCTTTTTCGTCTTCTAAAGTATATATTATTTTTTTAGCATTTTCTAGTTTACTTGCTTGACTTAATATCTTACCTACTCTTTCTGCAAACAAGAAACCTCCTTGAGGACCAGGAGGAGTACCAGTAGCCATAAGCTTTGCCATTAAAACGTGTGTTAGTATGTCTATAACTATTTTACCTGCTTTGATAGGTTTATCAAGTTTCTTAGGTATACTAGATACTATCCTTATTCTTCTATTATAACCTTGCTCTACTTTTTCTATTGTATTTATACTTCTCTGTATAGACTGCAATACTGCTGGGGGAGGACATTGATCTAGAAATTTTTCTATCTCTTTATCTATTTTGTCTTTAGCATAGTTTACTGCATACGTTTCAGCTTCTGCTAATAACGAGGCAGCTATTTCAGCTAATTTACCTTCTTTTAATCTTAATAACGAATGTGGCATTATTCAGTAAATGTTTTTCTAGATTTCAAAGTAGACCTTTTACCTCCAGGATTTAAATTTCTTTTTAGTTTACCCACTGCTGCTTTAAGTGTTTTCGCTCCTTTAAATACACCTGGTGGTTTACCTTTTAAAGCAGTTACACTATTACAGAATCTTCGCAATTCAACATATAAACTCGCTAAATGAGACTCTAATGCGTCTCCTAATATAACAGGTTCATGTTCGAGCCTTCTAGCTTTAGCTCCTAGATATATCTTTTTAGCATCTAATCCTATATATTCTTTTGCATCTATACTTACATCTAAAGACGATACTCCAAATGACTCTTTAGAAGTAAACTGTATATCTTCCTCTTTTGCATTAAAGTATAATCTACCGGAATTAATTATTATCTGGTTTCCTTTATACTTTCCAGGATCAGCTGGGTCCTTGAAAGCAGAGTCGTATTTTTCTCTGGAGGGTATTACAGGAGCCGTATGATCTGATAGGATATAGATTGAGGAATCATCTTGATTAATATCTTCCGTAACAGATTGTACAGTATCCTCTATTTCGGGTTGTCCGTTTTTTATTATTATAAAAGGTTTACCGTTATTTTTTTTATCAGTAAGAATATTAGAAGGGTGTTTATAACCTCCTATTCTTATAGATTGACCTAATCTACCTTCTATAATAGTATCTCCCTCAAAAGGAGCTAAAGTATTTATTGACTTTTCTTCAACGTTTTTCCCTAGATCAACTTTATCGTATGTAGGAGGTACTGCATTATGATTTGGGTTATTGAATACTGAGACTATATCTGTATAATAGGTTTTATAGTCTCTGTCATCTCTTCTGCCGTCTAGTGCAGTAGTAAGTACAACAATTTCATTAGGAAGAGGGTATGTGCGTATGTGACTACTTAATGGAGCAGCATATAGGTTTTGAGAAGGATCTTCAGTATCATCAGGTCTACCTATTTTGGTATAAAGAATACATCCAATACTTTCTTCTCCTCCAAATATATCATATTCAGGATCCTCAGGACTCAATATTACTTTTACTACTCTCCCAAGAAAAGTTCCGTCTAAGGACTTTAATGCTCCTTTTTCTTCAAGACCTGATCTTGGTGATAAACTAAAATTTGGCATTTACTCTTCTTCTTCTTTATTACCTTCTTCAATTTGTTTGACATCATTATTCATAGCTTCTTGTTCTTCAATTAAATCTTGAAGCTCTGAAAGATCAAACTCTTCGGTTCCTCCTTTAGCTACTGTTGCTTCAAGCCTTTGTATTACTTGAGCTAGCTTTATAAGGTGTTCATCGTTTTTAACTCCTATCTCCATATACTCTTTAATCATAGGAACTAATAATGTAGCATCACCTACGTTCTCTATCAAAGGTTTAAGTTCTCCAATAAGCCCTTTTACCTGTGATTTAGTCTCTTTTGAGTTAGAATATATTTCTTCAAATAAGTCAGATAGAGTTTTACCTTTGAATATTTCTTTATCTGTATTCATAATTCTTTTTATATAAATAGTTTATTCAGAATTATTGGATAAAATTCCTAGGTCATATGCTTTTTGATACTTTTTCCTAAAGGTTTGCTTTAAAATGTTTATAACTCTTGTTAGATTAGGAGTATCGCAGTTAGTCATTTCCCTAATATAAATATATAATGCTTTTTTCTTAAATATATCTAAATCATGTCTTGTCCTGAATACTGTAAGAACTGCATCTGCTATTTGTTGATCTCCTGGTTTTACGAATAATTCTTCTAAATTATCGTAACTATCTTCTACCCATGCATCGATAAACCTACTTAAAGTAACTGCTTTTTTAGGATCTTCAGGTAATGATGGTTCGTAGTTGCCTTCTATATCAGCAAAACTACCTATTTGTTTTAACTTTTTATAATTTTTATTATTATAGTTTATTAACCATCTTTTTACTATAGTGCCAAAATAAGAATATGCTTTAGCTCCATTAGTAGGATCAAACTTCATAATCTTTTCTTCGTATAAAACAGATACGATTTCGTGTTTTAAGTCTTCTATTTTATCTACATCTGTATAATAGAACTTAAAAGTATGGATAATATTTTCTGCAAGCTTATAGAAAGGGAAGTAAATGTGGTCAGTGAAGATTTTACTTCTATAGTCTTGGTCGGTTGATGTATTAAACTTTACAATGTACTCTTCTGTTTCTTTTGTAAAATAATTAGCTTTCGATCTCTTTCTTGCCATAATTTTCCGGGAGCATATACCTGTCAAGTTCGTCTTGAACAGCTTTCATTTGTTTAAAAAACTCTCCTACTTCATCATCACTCTGAAAGACCCCTTGTTCATCGAGATTACGTAAGTGTTTGTTAGACTCTCCGATTATGTTAGAAATATTCTGTAGATATTGTGTTTGATCTTGGACAACATCTTCATAATTCTCCACTTTCATCATCAAGTTTCTAATAATATACACTAAAGTTCCCGAAAAGGCAACTAAAATACCAAAAATTATGTAAAAAGTTGTTGGATTAAGATTCATATTATAAGTTTTTAAGCATATTATTCAATCCTTTTGAGGATTTAAACTGCTTTTTTTGTTTATATTTAGGTTTAGTATCTTTTGGTATTAAACTTCCACCTTCTCTTCTCCACATATCGAACTCTACTTTAGAAGCTAAGAAGTCTGCTGAGTGTAAAACGTAGACTATATTAGTTTTCATCCTAGAAGTCGGCATATTACTGAAGAAATAAGCTTCATTAGCTTTATCAAACACTCCATCGTGAAGTCTGATACCTAAAAACTCATTCTGAGAGACTGGTATACCAAATTTTTGTAATATAAATAAAGATCTATCAGGTACTAACATAAAATCAAGATCTGGATTATAAGTATAATTTTCAAATAACTTATTTTTTCTCCACTCATCGTTCTGGATTACGTAATTATTCTTATCTCCATCTCCTATCTTACCTAAATCATGAAATATAGCGGCAAACACCAACTCTTCTTCTGTAAAGTCTATAGTACCTCCCATTTCCTTAAATAGTTTCATTTGTTTAATAGCAAACTCTACTACTCTATTAACGTGATCTACATAACCTCCGGGAAAAGCATTATGATGCCAAGCCTTACCACTAGCCGGAGCCATAATATAAGCTTCGCCTAAGTGTTCTATGAGCTTTTTACATGATTCTTTACGATCACCTATATAGTGATCTATAATTTTAAGATGTTTCTCATAATTCGAATGGATTTTCTCCGCTTGTAATGCCATATTAGATTAATTATTTGTTATATTATTATATTATTCTTATATTATTAATATAATTAAGTATTTATTTATATTTAATTCTTAATATATAATTAAGATAATGATTTTTATTCAAAAGATCAACTATTCTACAATAAATTTTTCCATAAAGTTATTTTTAAGTACTGATTCGGTACCTGCATCCCAAAAAACTTGCATATAAACACTAATAGTATCACCGATAGCTGTGGGTGGAAACGGGCCGATAGTACGTTTACTTCTTAACCTAGTATGATCATCTGTAAAATATATTGGACTATCCTGTACTACTCCTACTTTCATACCTTGAAATTGAGTTAAAGATACGGTTGTTGTTCCGTAAGGAAGTAGATTTCCGGAGTAGTCGTAATTACCCATAAAAGGATTATAATTATTTACCGTAAAGGTAAGAGTATCTCCTATCACCCAATAAGTATCGCTTTCGAATTTAGCTTCGACATGATGCTCTCCATTATAAAGATATTCTTCTCTTAGTTTAGATGCATAAACATCTATAGAGAAATAAGGTAAATACTCACTCGTCCAATCAAGCTCTACATGGTAAAAGCCGTTGCTGTCCTTTTCGCTTGGAAATACCATAGTAGCGTTACAATCGCCGTCGAGGCAGGGGGAGAGCGCTATATCATCTTTTGAACAAGCAAGGAGCAACGCGACCGCCGCGCAAAACGCGCAAAGTCGCCACGAAAATTTTATATATCTAATCATTTTTTATATTCTCATTTACTACATCCTCTATTCGCTTACATAACCAAAAGGCTTCATGTGCATAATCGGTCTTTACTATCTCCGATACCATTACTCTAAACGGATAATCCTTACGTACGGACATTATAAAGGAAAACTTATGTGGTACGTTAAGGTTCCAATCTGATTTCTCCATAGAGTATCTATCTATCTGTACGGTTTCGAATCTATGGGAGATAAGGTCGTATAGCTGAGATTGTATGTGCTGGGATAACATATGAGTGACTTTGGTTAAACTACGTTAATTAAGTACAAAGGAAAGTTATAAGTAGTTTTATTCTTCATCAGATCAAAAGTATAAGTCTTCATTTGAGTACTAGTAAACTTCTCTACATTCATACCTTTACCGAACATCTCTTTCTCATATATGGCATAACTAAAATCTTTACCCCACTTATGAGCTCTTATCTTATACTCCATAGGATTACCACTCCTATCTTTACCATAGGTAACTATAAGATCTTCATTATCTCTTAAAGCATTGATTGATTTTAAAATCTCTTTAGATTTCTTGACTTTTTCACTATATAACATAACCTTTATTTTTTAATATACCATAATATAAGAAGAATATATCAGAATTCCAACTATATCCCCTTTTATTTATCCATCCACTTAAAGAACCTATTCATTACGAACCAAAATACTATCAATAGGGTTAGTGCCTCTAACAAATCTATCATATATACTGGTATTTAGTTTAACTCTATGGTAAAACCTCTAGATCTAGCCTTATATTAGGCTTTTCATACAATAGATCTATGTATCTTTTGATAACCGCACACTTTTCATACTGCTCTAACTCTTCATAGTAGTAAAGTAAGGTATGTAAAGCACTATTAACCGTACCACTATCAAAAGTCTCACCAATTATGTATTTAGTCTCGAATTTACTGCTGTTTATTCTATGTAAGTAGGAATATAACTTGTTGAAGTACTTGTATTTGGTGACATCTTTGATTTTTTCGTACTTCTCTTTATGATTCTTGGTATAAATTGTATCTAAGACGAAAAAGTTCTCTACTCCTTTTACTACCATACCCATAAGTACGTAAGGATTATCAAGAGTACCTTCTACTCCATTTTCTTTGTAGACTTCCTCATCTCCTGCTTCGAAGAGTGAGAATAATGTATGAGGATCTATCTTCTTCATCAATAATAAATAGTAACCCCATTATATAGAAATTTTTTTTGGAAAATTTTTTAGGTATTCGTTGGAATCCACCAAAAAAACTCTTATATTAAAGTATATAGTCGTTTATATGTTAGATAATTTCAATATCTTAATTACTGGTCCTATCTATGATGCAAAATTTGTAGAAGATAATGTAAAGTATTACTCGGATCAAGGTTTTCACGTAACCGTTAGTACTTGGGAAGGTTGGGAAAGCAAGAAACTTACAATTCCTCATGTGGTTTCATCAATGAATCACGTAAATGGTGAAAAAATCTACGGTTTTCACCCTTTGAAAGGTAAGGAAGTTGAAAGTTCTTTATATTATCAAGCAAAATGTGTGGAAAATGCATTTGATGCTGATATTCAACCTACGGAATTTACTATTAAGTTAAGATCTGATGAGTTTTATAGTGATTTAACTCAATTAGTTTTTGAATTAACTGGTAATCCTAACCAAATAGTAACAAATAATGTATTTTTAAAGGAGCAAAAAGATGTTCCCTTTAGTATTTCCGATCATGTTATTGGTATGACTACTGAAAACATGGAGAAAACGTTTAGAAATCTATGTTTCTTCTTTGATACTTATAGAAACCTTGTAAACCCTCTAATATTTCCGAAAGATATACTTAGTAGAAGAGGAAAGAAAGCAAATTACGTAAGACCGGAGGTAATAATAAGTAAGATATTTCTGCAGAGTATAGGTATAGTTACTCCTCTAGATGATACACAGGCCGAGATCATAATGAGAGATTACTTTACTGGTGTAGATATAATGCATATGGGAGAATATTTCATATCATGTACACATCAAGATATATACTTTTCTAATATACCCAATATAAATAAGAATCTACCTAAGGTAGGAGGTAAAGTTAAGAAGACAGTACCATTTCCATCTAATAATAAGTTTGGACTAAGGATAGTATAATATATACATATATAAATATATATAAACCTATAGTCAAAAAAATCATTAGGGAGAGGAAGAGAGGTTTGGGCAAACATAGCCATAGAGGTACCGCTAAGGGAACTATACCGTCAGTGTTATATCACAGTGATACCATATGTAGGGCAAGATTAATTCATCCGGCCGGTCCTATATATAGCTCCGTTTAAGGACAAGGACAGAACGTCCATAGGCCTATATATAGAAGATAGAACACTAGTGCTACAAATAAGAATTGAGTTATTATATCTATTTCCTTTGTATATTTCTGGAATAGATCCTTTAATTTACCTATCATAACCTTTATTTTATACATAAATATAAGAAGAATATCTCATATATCCAACTATTTACCCTATTATTTCCCCTGTATGGCTGAAATATTTCCTATATAGAGAGAAAAAAGAAGGGAGGGAGGTGGGTGCCTGATGTTACCCTCTTATAATTTATACGTTATATAATGTTTATTCTATATAAGATATATGTTTATATAAGTATATCAATATATGAATATATACACTCGCTATTATTAATAGGCTTTATGGTAAGTATAGCTTATATCCCTTTATCTAATATGGTTAAGAGAGTCTCTCTCCTATTATCTAGTATAAAATGATATAGAGTATTGACCAAAGTCTACTATACCTCAGCCTTTATTTATTCCATATACGACGATGTATTCCTTAGACCGGAATAATGGCAGGTATTAGAGGATTCATTTGAAACGTTAGTTGAAAATGCGCGTGGCCCCTTCGGGGGCGAGAGAGAAAACGCCCCCTCACTCTCCTTTAGCGCCGCCATATCAAAGTCCCACCCCTCAAGCTTTTGTTCTATTGTCTTATTCATATCTAATCCCAATACATTTTTTTACCTACATTCTTTTTCTTTCTTATAGGCCTTCTATTAAACTTCTCTACTCTATTCCTATGATAGTTATCCCAATCAAAGCCTTCTAGCTCTGGATCATTCTCTAGATCATATCTCTGCTGCTGATGTGAATGATATATCACATAGACTAATCCACATATATACAAAGTAAATATTATGAATCCTATTATAAACATAACCGTTATCCTATCCATACTACTTTCTATAATTACGGAGATCATTTCTCCTTTGTCTAATCGCTATTGAAAATGCTAAAATAGATGGTACCCAAATACCAACAAATATTCCTTCTAATTGATAACCGCTAAACCATAACGTTACCGAATATAAAAAAGAAAGGAATGCCAAAATAACAGGATAGTAAACTATCGCAATTAACTTTAATTTATTCATACTTTTTAAATTTATAATGTTTATAAAGCTCCCATGAACCTACATAGAAGCCATAGTCGACCATAATACAGGCTATAAAAGCTAATATATGACCTTTAAAATATATTAGTCCTATCTTTGAAGCTACAAACACTATAGCCATCAATACTCCTAATAATATAGCATCAAGATGTTTTATCATCCTAATTTATATTTCTTTTTATACTTCTCTTTAAAGTATCTTCCTACTCCAATATCTAATAAGACTGCATTAGCTGGAAAGAGTTTAATCTTAGGATTAATTATCCTATCTACATTTCTCTCTTTTAAGAACTCTTTCATCATTATCTTTCTTCCTCTTTCTCCTCTTTTATAGACGACATAAATTGGAATCCTTTCTATCATAGTACGTACTTATCTATTAAGATATAAATTACTAAAGCTATTAAGCCTAAGCCTGATATGCCTATCCCTATATAACTACTCTTTAACTGTCTAGGAGATCTACCTTGATTAGATCTGTACTGTCTATTTTTCTTGTTGTCCATCCAATGCCATTCTTTTTTATACATAATCTTCATTCTTTCTAAGCCACTCTTGCTTATACTCTGCTTTTAACTTAGCCTTTCTTTTAAGAGCTGAAGGTTTAACAAAGTGTTTACGACCTCTAATCTCTTGAATCAGTCTAGTATTACGAACCTTTCTTTTCATTCGCTTTACTGCTGAATTAATATTTTCACCTTTTCTTAATTTAATTACTAACATATATTTATTTTAACATTACACCTTTAGCAGCTAATGTCTGCCTTGAAGCTTCTTTTAACCTGCTAATATCTTTATGATCTTTATAAAACTTTATTGCAAGATCTGAATACTGCTTAGCTACCATAAGCTGCGTATAGTTTTCGCAGCTCATGATAACATCGTCAGTCTTATTAATTATCTTATTTATACTCTCTCCCATGTGATATTATTATATCCAGATAAGAAAGCATCCTTTAAATTACTAACTCTTACCTTATCAAGATCCTTAGTCCAAACAGTATCTTCGTAAGCTTCAGTTTCTTGATTCCATCTTCTACCAGATACTTGAACCTCTAAGTCAGCAGATTTACCTGAGTAAGACATTCTAGTAATCTTAGCAGCTATAATACTACCAGTACCGTAATCGAATCTCTCCTGGATATAAGCTTTCTTATCTCCTAATAACTTAATACCATTCTTAAGATCTTCGATAAAGATATCTTCTTTAAATTTAGATCTTTGATCTTCTATATCATTAATCTGCTTTTTAATCTCAGCTACTTTTTCCCAAGTCTTATCAGTTAATTTAGTCTGCTGCTTATAAACTTTATTCATATCAGCTAAAATATCATCTTTGAAGTCTTTGATAATCATAGCAACTTGACCAGTAAACAACATTCTTTCTAAGGTAAACTCTGAGTAGTTATCAGAAGAAGAGTAAGTACTCATACCTAGATCAGTAAAATGATCTTCAGTCTTATCAGTATCTTCCCATCTACTATATTCTTTTAGCTTTACAGTACAGATCTCATTTCTTCTAAAGAAAGTCTTAGTCTCATAATCATCTTTATCTTCATTCCATACTTCTTTTTCGTATGAATTACCTTGAGCAGTAATCTCCATAGAAGAACCATATGAAGTCTCATACTTAAGATCTATTAAGTTAGTTTCAATACCTTCAGTACCTTCAAAATAAGATCTTAAAGTATCATTTAGAGCTTTAGTTTTAGCATCTCTAACTATTCTATCTTTTTTATTTAACTTATCTAATTTAGCTTGCAATTTATCCTCTTTAGCTTTAAGAGTTTCGAAAATTAATTTATTTGACATAACCTTTATTATTATTGATTTATATACTTAAATATAAGAATTATTTCTCAGACTTCCAACTGTTCCCTAAGAAAAATTTAGGGAAAGTTGAACTTCTTTACTAACTGGAGATATTTGATAAGCTCCAAGTACCTTTCTAGTAGGTCTCCACTCTTCTCCATGATTATCTATTAAAGTACCGTCTTTGATAGTAAATGCATGCTTACTAACTAATACCATATAAGTACCTCTATCTTTATCTTTTCTAAAAGATTTAACAGTTTTCTGTCTGCTGATAAGCTCACCATATAACTTATAATCATTAGTTACTTCCCATCTTTTAAGCTTTCTTACTTTAAACTTTTTACCTCCGATTTCCATATTCTCTTTATTGAACCTTTTAGAAATCGCCCAGTTACTAGTTCCTTTTTTATCTTCTCTTTCGAAGTTTTCTTTTACCCAACTATGAGCAGTATCATAGTCAACGCTTGTAGAAGAAGCAATAGCTTTAACTACACAATCTTTCTTTTCACTTTTAGCTTTTTTACTATCAGTACCAGAAATAACAGAATTTGAATTTTTATACATAACCTTTATTTTTT